TCACTTTTTCAAATAAGGAGTATCAACCAAATCATTTATCATTATATGTAAGCCTTTTGCCAGCAGCTCCATTGTATCCATTCGCGGCATAGCCCCTTTTTTTATCCCATGCACTGTTGACTGTGGAATGCCTGTCATAATGCTTACCTGACGTTCGGTTAATTTCTTTTTACGCATATAATCGTCAAGCAGTATTTTCATGATGTAATAATACTATCACGCGGTAATCTATTAACACAGTGGTAGAGATTTCCAGAAATTTCCTATTTACACTACTACCAGACCAACCACTATATCAAACAATTCTTTGAACGAATCAGCATAATACATAGGCTGTACCTCGCGCTGGCACTGTGGGCTTACAGCATTCTCACCATATTTTAAGCCTTTATCGGTAAGGGCCTTGTATTTCTTCTCTTTTCCGGGTGCAGAGGTCGATTTACGGCTTCTCTCTTCAAGATAGCCATATTCGAGAAGCAAAAGATTAAAGTTCTTTGCTGACATGCCTAAACCGTACCGTTTCAGTAGATCAGTTGCAGATTTCATCTCCCGGTTACCATTAAACTCATATTGGGGAAGGAATTCTGCCGGAAGGTCGTAGCTTTTGTATAATTGTCCGATCATCAATAACTTACTGGCCTCATTTACGCGGAGCATGTCGGCTACTACCCCAATACATTCCACCTGTTCCTTGAAAGAAACTTGCTTACTGTACTGTACACCCTTTTCAATAAATTCCTTCATCTTTCCAAAAGCTTCTATGTACCGAGCCGTGAAAATTACACCTTTTTTGCCCTGCAGCTTATTGGCTATCATATCGCAACCTTTCTTTGTGCAGAGAAAACATGGTAATGCTCTCCCTGTTCTATCTATGTATGAACTTTCAATGAAATATTCACTGACGGAGAATTCTCCGTCAGTAAGATATCCTATGTATTGACGTATGTTTTTAATCAAGTCGTAATGTTCTTTATCTACTGCTACTGCTACTTCTCTACTATCCGTCAAAAGCTGTCCATTCTGTTCGAATACTGTTAAATCATACATATTAAAATATCTCCTCTCATTTTTCTTGATTCACCGAAAGGATCATGTTATACTAAATACATATCCTTTCGGGATTTTGTTATCAGGGTAAACACATCGCTCGCCAAAGTTACTGTGTTTGCTCTTTTTTTGTTTCTACACTTCTTTTGACCAGATCAGTAATGTATTGTTTCACTGACTTGTCCTGGCGTAGAGCTTCCATTTTCATTCTCTTATGAAGTTCATTTTCAATTTCAATATTGATTATTCCCACTATCCCTCCTCCTTTCTGTAAAAAAATCTGTTTACAACCACATCTCTTGTATTGTAAAGATTGCTTTAGTATGTTACAATGTCATTATATACTTGTTTCAGTCATATGTCTATATACTTCTACGTATGTCATTTTAAGGAGGTCCACATGGTAATTAACGATGCATTTACTTTTACAAATCAAGTCCGAGAATATTACTTGGAAACAAAAACAACTCAATACGGTGAACCGTGCCCTCCATTTAGTATTATCAAAAGCACAGGTCCAGCGAGAAGTATCGTTTATGATTTTGAAAATCATAATGCTCTCATAGAAATCCTTAGTATTAATAGTTCTGATGAACAAGCTATATTTAATTTTATTTCAAAATTTGGTTGGCTATTTACCGAGGAAGATGAGGTGGATCATGTTTATGAAAGCTTTGAAAGTGCAATTGATATAAATAATGCGGCAGCTATTATTGTATCATTGCAAAGTTTAGTAAATTTAATTTCCGCATTTCAAACAAATAATTTTATTGACATGATTACAAACGTTGTAGTCCTTATGTTATCAGAAGTATGGGTGGATGATTATGACTTGCTATACTCAAGTTTTAACCAATATTTTTATGATCAGTATAGGAATTTGGGATATTACGGATTAGGTAGATTAGATTCTGTAGAACTTAATTTAAGCAAAAAAATCGAATACATTGTTAATTTACCCGATGATGAAAGAAGAGTATCGTGGGATAGAGATCCGAAATTTGAACAGTGCCTTTCTTTACTCAATATAATTAATAAAGTTTTTGATATTGATATACTTGCAGAGCATGGGAGAGATGCATTTCGTAGTAATGTTAGTAATTGCATTAACTCTTTCCCCATTGAGGCCTATAATCTTCTAAATTCTATATGCATCTATACATTAGAAAACGAATTGAATAGTATTCTGAATAATATAAACCCCTGTATTAAAATTACTTTTAGTAGAAAGGTCTCTGGGGATTGGAATATTCCTGATTTGCTTTCCGCATTATACTTAGATATATATTTAAGTTACTCTTCGGACAAAATTTTCAAAAAATGTTCTAATCCTACATGCAATCAATTTTTTGAAGTTGAGCCTGGAAATACCCGTAAAAAGTACTGCACTTCACGTTGCGCTCAACTCATGGCTAAACGTAAGCAACGTGAACGTGACAAAAAGAAAATTAATCCGAATTAAGTAATTAAGAAAAAAGTTTCATGAATTAAAACAAATTGCGGGGCCAGAATGCAAGGTACCCGCTTTTTTTATACCAAATTACAAATTATTTCCTTTGACTTTCAGAACGTGTGTTCGTATAATCATCATGAGAGGTGATTATTATGTTGGGAAATTGTGGACTTGCGGAAGACATTAACAGATGTTCGCATTACATCAGAGATAAAAGGGGCTGTGGAGCCGATCATAAAAAATGTGGATTCTTTGAGCCAACCGGGAAAGTAAAGGAAACAACCAGCCCAAAGGCACCTAAGTGGTTTGAACAGTATTATAAGTAGGTGAGATTATTATGGGTGTATTTGGGATCGGGACAAACGTATGTAAAATTAATAGCGGAATAATTAGAGGCAAGATATATCCTATAGCTTGCATGGCTTGGTATGCTCCCGGTTTACCTCCCCGGCCGCTGCTTTTTAAATTTGAGGGTGAGGACGGCATATTGCAAACCATAACCGATCTAAAAATCAAATGTACAGATAATAAATTCTATAATGGAGAACCGGTAAACGAATATAAATGTGAAGCTTTGATCGGCAGCATTCTATATGTGTTCAGGTTGTTTTTCTATATTATGGACAATAAATGGGTTATGGTTATGTAATATCTTTAATTGCATAAAAAGCACTATATATCAGCACACTACACCAAGGTGGTGATATATATAATGGATATATTCGATATCAAGAAGATAAGCCCTATGCTGATTTCAGAAATGATGGACCCGTTTGATTCTCCAGATTATATCTATGAAATAAAATGGGACGGAATTAGATGTGTTTCGTATTTGGGTACGGATACCGACATAAGGAACAAAAGAAACAAGCTCATGGCTCCACTCTTCCCGGAGCTTAAAAACCTACATGCACAGGTAAAAACAAAGTGTATTCTGGACCATGAACTTCTTGTACTTAAAAATGGTGTGCCAGATTTTTATGAGGTGCAAAAAAGAGCTTTAATGGCAAATTCCTTTAAAATAAAGCTGGCTGCAGACAGATATCCGGCCAGCATTATAGCTTATGATATTCTATATTATAAAGACAAGGATATTACCATGCTACCACTTATGGAGCGCAAGAAATATCTGCAAGACGTTGTGATTGAGAATAACATGATATCCGTATCCCGGTATGTTGAAAATGAGGGGATTATGTTATTTGATCTTGTAAAAGAAAAAGGTCTTGAAGGAGTGGTTGCTAAAAGGAAGAATAGTTTATACTGGCAAGGAAAACGGTCTAAGGACTGGATTAAGTTTAAAGTAATGGCTACAGATGATTGTATTATCTGCGGATACATTGTAAAAGAGAAAAGTATGCCAAGCCTTATCCTGGGGCAATATGATGATGATGTACTTGTATATAAAGGGCATGTTTCGCTTGGTGTGAGCTTAAGGATACTTAATCAGTACAAATACCAAATAATCGATTATTCGCCGTTTGGGTATGTGCCGGCAGGAAACGAAAATGCTGTTTGGTTGGCACCTGATCTGGTTTGCATAGTGGAATCTATGCCTACGGATAAGGACAGCTTCCGACAGCCCGTTTTCAAAGGTATACGAAATGATAAATCAGCAATAGAATGTAAGGTATAACGATTAGTTTTTAATTTATTTTTTATAGCTTGTCTCAAGATTAATATTGCCATATTTTGGATATGTGTTACACTTACAATATATTGAGAATAGTCTATTTTAGAAAGGAGAACAAAATGAAGAAACTAAGATTATTTGTTGCGATCATGGTTGCTACTGCTACGATGAGCATAACTGCTTTTGCCGGTCAATGGAAACAGGATAATGTAGGTTGGTGGTACCAGAATGATGACGGAAGCTATGCAGTTAATTTAATAAAACAAATCGAAGGACCATGGTATTATTTTGATAGTACGGGATATATGAAAACAGGCAGCTATCATCTGACAGATGGTTGGTATAGTTTTAGAGAAGATGGAAGCTGTTCAAATCCTATTAGCGAAACAAATGGTACTCCTGTAGGCGCACCAGGTGAGGGTTGGGTAAAATATAGTGGTAACATTTCTAATACTATGCAGGAGATTTCTGACGGAAGGGTAGTCTATTACAATAATATGTATTGGGCCTCTTCAGACTATGTAAATAATTTAAAAGACCTTGCAGAAAGAGATATAGTAACAAGGGAAACAACTAATGCGCTAACTCCGGGTGCTATAATAGATTTTAATAATTAATAATAGGCGGGCCCGGAATACCGGATACCCGCCTTTATAATTCTTCATGCCAGCCTTAAATATTATTATCCTGATTAATCAACCAAATCTCTTGAGCGCCGTTATCTTTGGTATGCCAGCAAGCTCCCTCAAGTGGCCCGTCTTTCGTATTATCAAGGAAATACCAATCACCTGAACCATCATCAGAATCACAGACTTTTCCGTCCCAGCGGTGCCAGCCGGTGACCATATACCCATCTCTGTTAAACAAGTAGTAATGTTGATTAATAATACACCACTTATTAGCTGGGTAGCTGCCATCTGCTCTGCGATACCAGTATCCATGCTGATCTTTTACCCACCCCGGCCTATCATCTTCATCGTAGTTGATATAACAGAACCCTTTTACGGTAGCGTCATTCCACGGCCTTGTCTTGATCTTAACCTGTCCCCCATTACGATCGGATAGATTCGATGATGTATTACCCTCAAGGCAATCCCACCATTTCTGCCCGTTTTTGGAATATACCTGAATCACTCTGCCAGCGTGGGAAAAGTTAAATATAACTACTGCTCCAAGTTTTGGAGTCATGCCTACTTTACCAGCCTTTTTAAAGGCATTGTAGGTGGAAAAGCAGTTATACCCTACATAGGTGCTAGGAGTCATATTCCAGTGCTGCAAGGCAACATCTTTTCCATACTCATATCCTTCTAATGCAAATTGCATTGTACAGCACCAGGGTTGCCCCTGACACCCCATCAGCCCCCAAGCATTAACGTCTCGTGAGTACTTTGTGTAGTTGTTGCTGCCCTTGTTAGCTGTCTTAGAATCCAACTGAGCATTGGTTGCCTTTTCAATATACCCTTCTTCTTCTACCCCTCTGCTAATTAATCCTTTTAAAGATCCCATGTATACCTCCAATTAAAAAAGGCCCAGGATTATCCCAGGCCAAAAAAGTTACGACAATCGCAACAGAATCATGTGTTATCTGGCAGCTCGTCCGTGTACTGAGAAAGAAACTTCTTTATAACCTCCCACAGATGCTTAACGGGCAGACCACACAGAGTCATGTTTTTAAGAATGCTTACCAGCTCATAAGCTATGTACAGGAGCCCGAAGAACTCGGCCACACCAATACCGGAAACCGGCAGATATGCCCGGACTGCTTCTGGAATGAAGCCGATCAGGTTCAGATGAACGATCTTATCAAGAATAAGGAGAAACGCCAGAGAGGCCACCATTGATATTTTCCTGATCGCTCCATCAATTCCAAAGCAACTGTTAAATTTGTGCTCCTTAATCGCTCTGATGCAGCCGAAACAGGTATCCATCACTACAGCCAAAATTACCAGTTTAATAATAGGGCTTCCCCATGCCAGGGCAAGTAATTCCATAATTTTATCCACTTCCATTTTCCTCACGCTTTCTTAATTTTCATATTCTTTCCCGGTGATAACCAGGTATTCTTTATCTGTGATCCAGCGTCCTACTGCATTCCATACCATTTCCTCTGACCATAAGTTTGCATTATAAAATTCTTTTACTTTTTCATAATTTTTACTCATGAAATTACCTCCTAAATTTCAATACCGGACATCATGGACAGATACGCTACCTGGGCATTTAAACTGACAATCTGTTTACTTTGTCTATTTAATTCGTCCTGAGTTGTTGGGAGCCTGTATTCAACAACCAGTACGGAGCCCAAAACTTCTTCATTGCTATATGTGGGATTTCCTTCTTTATCTACACCTGTCTGCTTCTGCTCAATCCCAACCGGGAAATCCGATTGTGGTCTGATTAATCCAGTATAGATAAGATTATCTTTCTTCCATTCCTCTACGCCGTCCCTATCATATTTTACAATGGTTCCCCCGGAAGCCAGTACTGCATGGATACTGTCGATAGTATTTGACCCGGTTATAATAGCAACGGTAGCTGCATCTCCTGCTCGGTCTAAGCTACAACTACCTGCAGCAATGTCAAGAGTTGTCTCACCTATTTTAATCTTTTCATATTTCATAAATTTCCTCCTTTAAGAATTGGTTAAATAAGTGCAACTAAATCCCATATAGTCTCCGGGGTTTCTAGCTACATTTAAATTAAATGTCATTGTACCAGTATTCCCTAATTGACAGTAACTCACCAAACTTTTCGAATGTACATCAACAGAAACTAAATCCATAACTGCCTTTGGAAACCCAGATATCTGATACGTTGATCCTGATGACAATGCGACGGTAGGGGTAACTTTTATATTAACTATTATTATTCCAGTGCCACCAGTAATTCCATGACGCACAATTCCACCAGTGATTGTACCCCAAGTACAAGATAAACCAGAATTGATCATGCCTGATATCTGTGTTCCGTTTTCGTTAAAAAATACACCCCCCGCGGCACTAACTTCATTACGTGCAAGACCTATTGGTTGAGCACCACTCTTACTTATTATGGAACTTCTATTGGACGACAAACCATAGTCATTATTAACTGATCCAGCCTGATCCCAAATGTCTGAAAACACCTTTGAGGTTACTACTTGTAATGCAACATTACGGTTCGCTATTCTACAACCAGTAACTACACCATTAGACTCGCCGAAGTATATTCCTGCCCTTGACCTAGCAGATACGGTCGATTGACAATATTGTATTGCCGCATAATTACATCCTGACACTACAAATGGTGTATCATCCGCACGTGTACATGTAAATCCATTCACTTGTACATACCCTCTGCAAAATTTTATCTGTATTGATTTTACAAGACATGTTGCAGCAAGTGTATTTTCTGAATCACTAATTAAGTGAACGTACCCACCATAGAATGAACTCACTAAAACATGTTCATCATATGTGCCGGCAGCAACTCGGATTTTTGCACCGTATCCGTTCAGATTCTTTGGCACCATATTAATCGCATATTGTATAGTACGATATGGTTTTTCCTGAGTACCGTCACCAGTTATATCCGAACCGGTAGTAGCCACATTGTAGGTCGCATCAGCTTCAAGAGGTTTTATGTTTTTGAGAAACGTTAGTACTTTCCCCAGAAAACGTTTAATTGTCTCCCCCGCAGATGGAATTGGAAACTTTGTTTCGTTGGGTTCCAGGGTATTAACAACGGTTTCTGAGATATCTCCACCGATAGAAGTTACCTTTTGGCTTACCGCTGTATCAATAGTGTCGGAATTCCCATTCAGATCAGAAATGTTTATGTATTCGCTTTTTTCAGGCTTCTTAAGCCCTAAATTAGGTGTAGTCTGCATTTATATATTCACCGTCCTTATTTGTTCCCATGTGTAAGTTTCTGCCTGTTCCCATGTTAAAGCATTTACGTTTCCCCATGTGTTGTAAACATATTCATACGTTACCGCAAGATGGGCTGGCTTAATTTCTTCAATAGTAAGCTTAAGATCAGTAAGATTTCCAGGTATACCAAGTGTACCAACAAACTTAATCGTAAACCGGCTGTTTGGGTTGTCCTCAATAACTTCTACTTCTCCGTTTGAATAGCTTCTTGCTGTATTAATGATCATCTGTTTTGTGGTTGTGCCAGCACCGGCAATCTTTGCTTTAATTCTTTCCCTTCGGAACATATTAGATTTAGACACATCAACTTCCAGGCCATAAATGCTTTCATATCGTGATAGCATGGCACTTGCTGTACTGACAAAACATTCCGATATGGTTTGGCTAAGTCCCGTATCAAGGCTTTCAGTCTCAGAAGATAAAATTGACTGCAATCTGATCATTGTTTCATTCGCATCGTAAAATCCGGGCAATAACGCCATTAAATCCATATCGTCATACCTCCGTTAATGAAACAACTCCCTTTACGGGAATTTCCTTACTGCCGATTGTAACGTTCCCAGTACCAGAGTTTACCATAAGCCCATTATAATCCTCTACCCCCACAGTATCTAATAAGAGGCCGCCTATTTTGGCATAACTGATACTGTAAGAAGAAAATACGGTATCTGCTAAAAAACTCTCTATTGCCGTATTAAAGGTCGTTTCTACCTCTCCTATGGTTTTACTACCATCAAGAATAACGGAGGCGGTAATATTGATTTGCTTTGCTGTGGGGCTCGTTACAGTAACAGTTGCACCAATGGGTCGCACAGTTTCTATATATTCTGCCACTGTCTCAGGAAGAGTCTCTGATATTGCTTTGTTGTCATCAACAATAATTACGGTTACAGTGCCGGGGCCTGAATCAAGAGGAAATACTTTTGCATCGCCCACCCCGGACACCTCAAGCGCCCATTGTTTGTATTGATAGGCATTCCCGGAAGTCGCAGGCATACGAACTTTGTTGTACAGCCTTGCTCTCAATGCATCATCTGTTTCTATGTCTGTACCTGCTGTCAATACGTCCCCTAACGTTGCTGTAACGCCTGAAACACTTGAAATTGGGCTCATAGAACCGGTATACTGATTTCCTATAGTTCCTGCAGTATTACATTTTGCCTTATATTGATTCGTTGCAATTAGCTCCGTTATGGTATATGCAAGCTCATTAATACCCCATACAGTGCCAATAGATATAGCTGCGCTGGTAGTAACCTGTCTGATGGCTGCCGAGGCCCCTTTCCGCGTTAAACCAAAATCGGATACAGCAGTGTCTAAATACTCACCCACTGCAGTATCCGCAAATACCAATTCTACAAAATTATCAAGCTGAAATTGCTGCTGTGCCAGAAAGTAAGCGCATGGAGCCAAAGCATCATAAATGATACTTCCCTCCCTTTTGTCAACATTGCTTGGTACTTTATCCAACATGCCTTGTAATATTTCTTCATAGGTCTGGCTCATATCTGCACCTCCGTTTCTATCTCAAACATGCCATATTTGCTTGTTACATTAAATGTGCAGGTACAGGTATCACCTTCAAAAATGAAAGCAAATTGATCTACATCAGTAATACGGCTATCGTGGAGTAATGCCTCCTGTATCATTCGCTTTGTTTCGGCCCTTACGTAGGCCCTGTCCTCACCTATCAGCTCTTTCCATGCAATACCATAATCAAAGCTATATATCGGGTGTTCATATTGTTCCGTTAACAGGGCCTTGTATATGGACTGCTTTAACGCTTCCAGATCGTCCACAAAGCCCTCTATCTTTTCATTTGATAGTTTATATGTCTTGCTCTCATAAGTTCGCTCCTGTAGCTTTAAATCCGTTGTTAACTCTGCCATATTACTCTCCCGTTGTGGTCTGGTAAGGCTTTCCAATTATTTCTAGTACGAAGTATTCACGTCCACCGTCATTACGCAGGAGCATCACCTTATCACCATTAATAAGGCAGTTTGCCATATTGCCTTTTATCATGCTCATAGGTACCGGAAGTTGCTCATTAATTACTACCGCCGAACCGTTATAAGTGCCCACCATAGTTGCGGTTATTTTACGATTATTAATGTAATTATCAATGATAATTTTTATCTGGTTGAATAATTCTTTTGCACCATTACTATCAGCCATATATAACACCTCCATCAATTTGCTTCTGCAAGCATAACTTCAACTGACATTTTATGTATTGGGATAAATTCATGAGTTACCTTTCTAATAATCAATCTCCGGTTAAGTTCAATATCTGTAATACTGCCATATATGCTGTTACCTGCCCTCACACGCAAATCGCCCAAGCACTCTAGTTTTAAGGTTTCTTTCTCTTTGTTGTAAAATTTCAAAAGGTTATTCGCCCTTTCTTGCGCTTTAGCAGCATTATCAATACCTGAAGCAGATGTTTCAAAATACTGTAACAGCCCATACTTATTTACTGATTCTTGATCTACAGCCGCACCTACATCAAATTTTCCAGTGCTTTCATTTTTCCAGCCTACTTTTATACGATTATAAAAATCTTCATCGATGGACTTTTCCCAGCTATAGCCAGTGCATAAACTGTCGTCACCAAGTACAAGGGGAAGTTGCAAATTACGCATGTTCCATAAACATACAGATCCATATTCATCACGTAAACAATACTCGTCACGTGCTGGTGATCCTATCAAAGTATCGGATATGGCTTGGTAAACCTCATCAAGCCATGTTTTATCTGTATCTGCAATCGTAGCAAGGATATATCCAGGATCCTCCAATGTTCCAGTTTTTAGCGATAGAAAAGTACACATGTTTTGTACAAGATTTTTTAATGTGCCATTTTCTAGTACTATAATTTCCTTTGCTTTGGCATAGCGTAACTGATCATACGCTTTAACTTTAATTATTCCAGTTTCATCACCAGAAACTTTAAACACTGACCCATAAAATATCCCTTCTACTTGATCATTATCAGTTAAACGTACAAAATCCCCGTTTTGTGCAGTAAAACCATCACCGATATAAGAAAATTCAAGGCTACTTGCTCCATCGTTAAGTGCATCGGACCAAGATATCTCAGTACACGATGCGGAAATATCGTAAATTGCATCTTGAGACTTTATTAACAACTCCATTCCAGACCTCCGTTAAGCCGGTATTACAAGAACTTGACCAATAGAAATAACGTTTGGATTTTTTATGCCGGGATTTGCAGCTGCTATCTTTGTAAAAAGCGCACCATTCCCATAAAATGTTTTAGCAATACCCCATAATGTATCTCCCTTTTTTACTGTATACGTTTTATTCTCCGTAATTGCAGGGTTTGTTTGTGCTGTTGGAGTTTCTTCCTGTTTTATTGTAACGGTCGCAGTTGGAACAGCTATATATCGTTTTCCTGGAGCTTTATATTCCATCAAGGTGAGAGTAATATACTTGTCACCTTCTTCCCCCGCCTTTTCTACAGATTCCACACTTTTAATTAATACTTTGCAACTGATATCATCTGAAATTTCATTTGAAGCTATAAATCGAATCGGTGTCTTTTTTTTCTGTGCTTTCCTAAACATTTTTTCGTAAAAATCTGCATCGTGAAACCTTCCACTTGTTTCAACGTAATGATATTCCTGTCCAGGAAACTCAGCTTCAAAGTTGAATGTTTCAAGCGAGCAATAGGAGGGCACAGAAACCTGCCCTACGCCTATTACTTGATACGTCTCAATGTTTAATTCCCGGCTGCGCTTGATTTCCTCCGGATTTACAGGAAGCTTGTATTTTTTACCGCCGTATTTAAAATAGATTGAATAAGACATCAATACACCCCTTCCGCTGCTGTCGCAATCTGATCTTTGAGAATATTGCCTATATGAGCTGCTACTCCGTCAGTATCGGCTTCTTTCGTGATTGGTCCACTAAATTCAACCTTAATGTTGGGGGCAAGCGTATTACTGGCTATACGTGCTACAAAGTCACGCTCTGCAAGCTTTCTCAACCAATTAATATCTTCTTCATTCTCTACCTTTACAGCTCCGCCCTTTCCAGTACCCTTAATAGTTGCTGGATTCCCGGAAGTAGCAAACTGGCTAAAGTCAGGCTTATATCCAGGTAGATCAGGAGAAAAACTTTCAAGAAGTCCAGATATTCCGCTTTCAATTCCTGAACCGATCTTGTACCCCTTTGCAGCCGACTTTGTTATGTCCATAAGTTCCGGCTGCTTGATATACTCTTTCCAGCCAGTTTCATCTTTGATTTTGCTGGTTTTCTTCTCGATGCCGGCCTTTAGATTATCCAGACCAGATGTAATATCAACCGTCACCCCAGGAATCTTATTGATAATATTTTCAATGGCCTTTGCCATGTTAAGTATGTAAGAAATACAGGTATTGGCCATATCCAGAAATAGCACCTTCACCGCACCCACGGGGTTATTAAACACATTCCCTATAAAGTTTGCTACCAGAGCAAAGCCCACCTGGAACGGATACAAAAAAGTGTTATAGATGATGGCATACAATACGCCAAACGCTGCTCCGATCAATCCGGTTGCGCTTATGCTTGTTCCTGCGAAGTGATTGACTGCGGCTACACCAGCGTAGAATACGGCTATTAATAGTACTATGCCGACAACAATCCATGTAATAGGGCAAGCCAGCAACGCCGCATTAAATCCATGCTGTGCAACTGTTGCCGCAAATGTTTCATTTTTTTGTAGCATTAAAGAAGCTGCATGAATTCCATTGGTCAATGCACCAAAGGCAATAAGGCCATTAGTAATACCAAGAACTATGTTATAGGCTATAAATGCCGCTGCTACACCGCCTATAATCGGTCCAATAAATTGCCAGTTATCACTAATGAAGTTATACACTGCAGCGGCACTGTCCAGTAAATCATTTGCGGCATCGGCAGCCATATAAATTGCAGCAGTAATTCCATTTATCATCTGTTGTCCCGATTCAGAATTAAGCATTGTATTCATTTTTTCAAATACTTCACCAAATGCTTGATTTCCGGTGTTTTTTATCTTAGTCCATACGTCAGCGAAAGTCATGGGCATAGTGGAGAATTTATCATTGATATCATCAGCAGCCGCAAACATTGCTCCTTTGATAATATCTGCTGTGATAGCTCCTTTTGAAGATAATTCTTTCAATTCGCCCTTACTCTTTCCCATATAGCTTGCTATGGCATTCGCAACCATTGGGGCATTCTCCATAACAGACCGGAATTCATCGCCTTGCAGCTTACCTGCCGCCATCGCTTGGGGAAGCTGGAGAAAGGCCGAATCCTGTTCTGATTTCCCGGCACCGGATACTTTCAACGACTTTTGAAGTAATTCCGTAAATCCAATAGCTTCATCATTGCTGCCAAAACTATCACCGGCCAGAAGGTTCATTTTTGCCACAGTCGAAGCCATCTCCGTATAGGATCCCCTGGCCCGGTCAGCCGCTGCGTAAATCTTATTCTGGAGTTCAAGTTGTGTCTGCGATCCATCATTGATCATTTTCAAACGTGCATCCGTGTTGGTGTAAGTATCAGTCAGATCCATTGCCTTTTTTGCAGATGCAAGAGTTATCACAGTCCCGATCAGCTTTGTCAGCCCACTACTGGCGGTGGAAGCAGAAGCCCCTGTGTTTATCAGACTGTCATTGAATTTATCTGTGTTTTTACTGGCTTTTAATACACTGTCTGCCGCTTTGTCTGTACCGCTAACAATTTTATTAACTGTCGAGCTGTATCCATCAAATAATTTGAACATTGCTTTTAATGTAGCCATGGTCTGCCTCCTTACTTCTTAATCCTTGCTATTTCTCTTTTTTCTTCTTCAACTCGTAGCTGTATGCTGGCATACACGAATGCTTTTTCACGATTGCTCATAGCTTGCAATGCTCCAGGCAGAATGTGTAACTTTTGCAGGGCAAAATGAGCCAGATTCATTTCTCCATCGCCCTGCTTTATCAGTTTTTTGCTTCTTCTATATCATCATTGATATCTTCTTCCAAGCCGGATAAACTTCTTACCTCTTCTGCTAATGCAGCAAACTCACCAATTAACAGCATCTTCTTTAATAGCTTTGTACCCCCAAGCACCCCATATGCTTTCTGTAAATCAGCATCGTTAAGGTTAGGAAACACTACGGCTGTTGCTGCAAGCTCATGGCTGTATCCAATCTGATCGAATGTCTCCTGTACGTCCTTACCCTTTTTTGTAGTTTTGCGGAACCTTCTTAGGATCTCTTCGTTTTCTTCCTGAGTGACTGGTCTAATGATGAACGGAACCGGCTTACCATCTTCTACAAATCTATCTGAAATAATAACTTCTTTGTTTTCAACCTTTACAGGGTTTAAGAATGCTTTTAAGCTACTCATGTTTAATATTTCCTTTCTGCAAAAAAGAGAGTGAAATCAATCACTCTCTTACCTCATGTTCTCAGGCAATACATACCTTTCAAGATCGTCCAGATCATCAAAGGTGAAATCTGTATCTGTGGTATTCAAATCCTCGCTGCCGTCCTCTAGGTAAGCCACTGGCACCTTGGAAAGGATACAATTCCTCATAACGACAGTACGCTTTCCAATCGTAGATGACGGGTCATCATTAGCCACCTGAATGCTTATCTGCGGTACTCCGCCGTCTTTAATATACTGCTGATAGACCGCCAAGGCTGCAGGGCTTACATTGTAAATTGTCATACTTCCTTTACCCTCTGCTCCGACAACCTTGTGCTGCTTCATACGGTGTCCTAACAACTTTTTCGCAATGACGGTAAATTCGATATTAGCCTCAATTTTTGACAGCTCAAAGAAATACCGGTTTTGTCCGTCTGTCGTAATAAAAGCGCTTCCCTCACTTCCTGTCACGAGGTCCGTTATTTTTGTATATGCTCCCATGTCTTACCTCCTTATGACAAATTAACAGAGATGTAGATTTTTTCCACACTATCTACTGGCTGAATGTTTGCTGTGACAAGTACTGCGTCAATGGCGGTTCCTGCTTCGATCGTAATATCACCTGTTTCAAAATTCTGGATTGCTCCCAAGTTTTGCAGTGTAGTAAAGTAATCCACAAGAGCCGATTTTAAAAGCAGCCTGCCATCCGCATTGTTATTTACTTTGCCAACATAGGACGCTTCAAAAATAGACGTTATATCATTTCGGATTCCATCAATGGTACGAATAACACGGTTTTTCTTGAACATATCGCCCTTAGTGGCCGTTGTGGTAGTAAGTGAGTTGATATCATAGACAACCGTTACATTCTGAGCAGAGTCCACCTTGAAAATAAACTTCCCGGCGGTTACGGCTGCCTCCATTTCAGACCGGGTCATTCTTGGTGAAACATCAATCACGCCTGCAACGGTCTTTCCTGTGTTAGATGTTGTAATACCGGCCCCTGCCGTTGCTCCGCCTACCCATGCGGTTGCTTCTGCCGCCGTGAGGCTTTCTGTGGCAGATGGCTTTAAACCCTGGGGCACATTGATAATGGCCTCGCTGTCCGCCACGTGGTTGGCAAGAACTGCTGTACACCATACCCCTTCATCGTCCCTCATTGCTTTAATCCATGTAACGATTGCCGTCTTTTCTGCGGTTTTTTCATTATCATATGGATACACCATGGTGTCAAACTTTTCTGTCCCGAGTGTAACCAATGCCGCCGTTATATCGTCAATGTCATGTGTAGCAGGAAGCTTATATAACTTGACCGTCTTGGCGTTCTGCAATGCCAAATTAACCAGTTTCTTATCCGCAGCAGTGGCATTGTTTGGATAAGCCTGTTCTGTGGCTGTAATGGTGTAAATGGAGCCGTCAGTTCCCACGCTTAACTCCTGCAAGATTACCACCGTACCACGATCACCGGGCGTAATCGATAACGGCTCATTAGTAGCCACATTGATATACGCACCGGGTAAAATCTTATTCTGTGATGTCCATGTTCCCGCCATGTCAATCCTCCTTCATATTTGTATTGGTATCCAGCTCCTGCATAGGGGTTTCATCGGCAATAAAGGCTTCTGTGTAGTCTACTGTGAACTGGAAGTGTAAAACATCATCGGTCAACTTAAAGGACCGGTCCTTCACATAAAAAGAACCCTCCAGGACCTGAAAATGTCTGGAAAGTTCCTCCTGCATCTGTATGCATTTCGTTTTATATTCTGTTGGGTTCCCATCAGGGAAGTATTGCAAATCAAATTGGGATGATATCCGTTGCTTGCCGTTTACGGACCTCATAGGGGAGAATTCAATCAATTCTGCAAAAAAGGCCGGCGTTTTAAAGTTCTGCGGTATGTTATCCCTGTAGATCTTGGCGGCAGGATTAACAATCTTGCATTCAACCGATATGCCCTTATAAACATCATTTATCATACTTCTTGTCAATCCTTTCGATTTCTGCCTTGAACAGGGAGACCATACGCTTGTTGACGTAGCTGACGGTTTTTTCCAGTTCATGAGTTCCCTTTACAAAACCCTTTGTTGGCCCGCCTATCTTTGTAACAATCCGGTGTCCATCATTCCAGAAAGAAGCATAGTCCGCAGTGTTTGTTAATTCTGCCTGGGTTCCATCAGTTGCTTTGACTGTTGGGGTTTTACGCCACGATTCACGTAAAAAACCTCCGGTTCGCTGATTACTTACCTTAAAGCTTACAACAGTACCAGCTTCTTTCCCGTTCTTTACTGTGAATGTAACTGGATTCGGGTGTAAGCCTACGGGGGTATTTTTCTTAATTCTGGCTAATCCATCGTTTACCGCACGAGTCATAATTTTTCTGTCAATGTCTTTAATTTCTCCCAACTCTGCCATAAGCTCCTTACGAAACTTGTCAATCATAGCCTTGTTATTACGGTAATTACTGCTGCTCATGCTTTTCCGTCCTTCTCGATCTTGCACTGCCATTGAAAGCGGTACGGGTGGCACTCACCAAGCTTAACGGTAACTGGATCACCTTTTCGCAAAGCGATGACCACCTTATCTCCTAGCTTCATGTCATGTTCAATACCACAAAAAAGCTGTGCTGTGCTTACAATAACCGGGACCCCGTTATCTGCTGTGGTCTGTGAGGAAATGCTATAGCGGCACTTAGCACCTTCTATCACCTTGGATTCCTTGTTTGTCTCAAATCCGTCATCGTCCTCACCAGATATATACCGGTATACGTCCATCTTTGCATCATACATTCGCTCATATGGATTATACATAGCCTCTCAGCCTCCTATACAGCCGCAGGGCTGCCTTGTCACTGTCAGACAGCCAATATATGCCATCTTTGCCATTCGTGCCGCTCGTGGCGTATGTAATGGTTCCATCGCCCTCTTTAATGCTTGCGATATCCTGCACAAAACCGTTACCGCTTACAGCCTCATAATCCATGATACCCTTTACTTTCTTTCGGATAATTTTTTCCATGGGTTCCGGGATCATCTCAGTATTAATATTGCAATATTCGCAGACGAGTAGGATGACATCGGAGATGGTCAGGTCCTGCGTTTCGTCCTCGATTTTAAGATTACCTTTAACTGCTGCGATCATCTCCGATTTTGTCATACTGCCTCCTTATCCAATCTTATGCTTAAAGGCTACAATTCTGATCTGTTTAGGCTCATACACACGCTCATAGTTGATAGCATTCATCAGCTCGGCTTTCGTTGGTGTTTCCACATGCTCACGGGCCAGGTTGGTCCACTTGATTCCGCGTGGGTGCATAATGAAAGTCTTACGGCTGATGAGATAATCAACACCAGAACCTTTCTTTTTATCTCGGTCAACTTCTGTTGGTACAAACCCTACCGGGGATCCGTTACCAAATGCGATAGCACCCTGACCAAACAAATAGGTAGTATATACATCATTTGCTACCGGGCAGCCATCATCTACGATAACACGGCGACCCTGATAAGCTTCGAATTCTACATCAGTTGAATCTCTCTCCGTTGTAATAAGGTTGAGCTTCTTCAAGTATGTTTTAGTAGCACTATGCATGGCTACAGCAGTAAGCTGACCCTGTGCATCTCCAAGAAGCTGTAAAGCGTCGATGAATGCACTCGCACTGACTTTCTGTGCTGCGGCAGTACTTAAGGCGGAAATATCAAGAATATGATCTGCCAAAGGAGTTATCGTCGCACTTTCCGTATTTGTATAGCTGCCGAATACTCCAGTAAGCTCCTGGATTAATATTTTCTGGTATTCTCTTGCCCAATATCCAGCTTCGAGATTACCAATAGCCGCCATCGGATCACTGCCAGCAAGCGCGGCAGCCAGATCCGTTGATGCCCACAGATTTGCGCGGCGAATGGTGGTAGATACATCCTTATTGGATGTAATTTTCTTTGCTGTCAGATCTGCATCTTCAATAATGTCTTCGGAATCACCAGTTAAATCCTCGAAGAAAGGCATATTATGAATTGGGGCTGCTTCGCTAGCTAAACGATCAAATTCTGCGTTGTTAGTGATGATTCCGCTTTGGAAGAGTGCGGATAACTCCATAGTACGATTGACTACATATGGTGTATAAAGCTCTGGAATAATTACGTCTGATAATTTTGTTGTTGGCATTTAATTCACCTGTTCCCTTCTTTTATTCGTTCATTGGTTAATTGTTACCCCGGCAGCGGCAGCTAGTGCCATAGCCTGTGTTGGATTATCACGCAACAGCTTCCCTTGTTCCGTGAGGTTGAAACTTTCTTTTGCAAATGGGTTATTTGCCGCAGGATTTCCTCCGCCTGCCGGTCTGTATCCGCCGCCGTTCTCTGCCTTGAAGAGATGGGGATAAGCTTCTTTTAACGGCTTCAATACATCATCAATGCCAACAGGCTTTCCGTCATTGTCAAAGGTGAACTTATCAAGGCCACCTTGTTTATAGATGATGTAATCGGTATCCACGGTGCCTGATTCTTTAAGGGCATCTTTAAGAGCATATTCTTTCAACGTGTTTGCGGACTTGATCTCAAGATCTGCAACCTTGTCTTTATATTCTTTTACCTGCTTCTGCAACTCCTCATTGTCAGTATTATTTTTCTTCAATGTATCAATGGTTGCATTGGCTTCTTTCATCTTGCCGTTAACCTCGTCAAAGCGTTCCTTTGGTACATAGGCTTTAATGGATTCATTCCACGCATCTACAGCAATCTGGGCCTGCTCATCAGTCAAACCTTTTGCAATTAAATCCTCTTTCTTCATGTTTCTGTTACTCCTTTCGATTCATCTTCACTTGTTATCCCGGTCGTGTCCGGTGATGTCTCCCTCTTTTTCGCCGGGGATACCAAAAAAGGCGATAAAAATAACACCCAGGGGATTCCTGCGTGCTTATCACATTATTTGATTTTGTCAGTAGGAGGCTTTACCCCGCCGCCTTGAGGGAGAAAAGAAGGATCACCGGCCTTTTTATTCAGCCTCTGTTGCGACGGTCGCAACGATAAAATGGGTATTAAAATACCACCGGCCATTTTCTGACTGGTGGTATTTAATCGAAATACTGTATTAATTCTTTTATTACTTCTGGGCTTTTCGCGTAGATACTGGTTCCATAATCTATATCGTAAAATAAAGTAAAAGGTACATCTGAGAAGGTGCATTCATAGAAGTCCTCAGAAGGTCCCGTCTGCTTTTTTCCCATGTCAATATCTGGGTTCTCCTTTAACCTTTCGTATACCTTGGAGAAGAGCTCTTCCTCATCGATTCTCTCATAATTGGTAAATTCCAAAATCTCCGGTTTCCCGGTTATCTGATAAGTTTTCATCTCTCTTCCTCCTCTCTTTCTACTCCTGCAATACGGTCATACTTTTTGTTTGTAGTGGCGCTGCTACGAATGATATCCTGATAAGCTTCTTCATCTGTCAGTCCATACTTTTTCTTCTTGTGTTCCATGATCTGCTCAAACGAGGGGTTCTTGTGGTTTCTATCCAATTCCTCACGGGCTTTCTTATCCTTCATTAGCTCTCTGGCCTGGGTGCGGTATTCGTTTCTAAGGTTAAAAGCTCGAATCGCCTGTTCTCTTGACGACTTTGTTCCATCAACCAAATTCGGAATTTTTTCGTCCTGAGACTTATACCATAAACGTACCTCTTTATTTCCAAGCCTTTCTTTTAGCTTGCCCATCTGGGAGAAGTCCATTTGATTAATACGGCTTTGTTTTTCTGCCTTTACCTCTTTCCACTTCTCAACTTTAGTATACTTCATATCCTGGAATTCTGCAAATGATTCAGCGATATCTTTTCCAAAAATTGCTTTATAATCTTTGTACTGTTCCATGTCACCATTTTTATGCAAGATCTTTAATTCAGCTAACGCTTTTTGTGGATCGTTCTCTATGTATTTGGTATGCCACTCATCATAGGACATTCCAGCCGGAACCTTGTAAGATTCACCGGTTTCCGGGTCCCTAGCAATTCTCTTCATGCCGGCCGTTGGTGTATCCTCATAGTATGGCGCGTCTGTGCAGCGACACAAAGCATGCATAGGGGCCATATTAACGCCCGTAACCGCATCTTCGGTATCAAACACCTTTTTGTCCAAAGGCCTGCATATCTCGCATGTACGGCTGTCCAGAGCGGCTATGTATTCATACTTGTCTACTCCGTCCTCTTTGTACACATCATGGGTGGCCTGGGACATTACGAAACTAGCCTCGGTATGTAATAAGCGATAAGCTTCCCACTGACTCCTCCCGAACTTCTTCGCAAAACCTTTGCTTAATGTGCTAGGGTGCTTGCCCTGTATCATCATTGTAGTCATGGATTCCATAAGCTGCTGTTGCAGGTATGCCTTTTTTTTCCATAGCCGGGTGGAGAATTTAGCACCGTCAAATGGATAGTTGATGTAAGTATCAATCAACGATGGGGATATCTGTGCAAATTCCTTGTGGAATCCGGTGTACTGATCGATGTTGTACCATGTCTGATAGTAGGAGCCTTTATAAACCTGTTCTAATGTCAGAGATCCGTTATATTCATAGTCAACTGCGTAAAGCTTTTGTAGGACAGCATCAATCTGCTTTTCCAAGGCCTCATACCGGGTCACTCTTGCCTTGATGGACATATTCTCAACATCAAGGTTATACTTTCCCATATTTTCCTTTACCTTATCAATAAAGTCTTTAAGCTCCCCGATTTCAGCCTTTGACAGCAGCTTCCGTGCCTTTGCATACGTTACGCCGTTTTCGTCCGCATAGCGCATGTAAAACAAGTCTATGACCTGCTGGATCTCTTTCTTTGCCTGGATAAATGCTTTTTCCAAATCCTTATAATATTGGTTGATTGTCTTTTCCCCAGCCTTGTAGCGGATTATCTGCCTATCTTCCCAATAAGACATTATGTATCATCTCCTTCAATGCCTGGGGCTCCATTCTCAGTGAGCATTTCGGTGACGGTCTTATTACGTTCCTCGTGCTCGCCTTCCTCTTCTTTTATGGTGTTCATTTCTGCTTCCGGATCCTCTACCCACGGGTGATGACCAACGATAGTCGTCTGAGAGATAACTCCCATACTCTGCATTGCAATCTGAGAAAGTTCCAGGTCATTTTTAACGCTTGTTCTGGTCCATGTCTGGATAATAGAATCGTCCTTAATTGCAATGTTTGACACTCTGCAGACACAACGTATAAACCGTCCAAAACTTAGTTTAAATTCGGTCTCCATAAGCCCTGCTTTGAGTTCTAAGAGAGAATATAGGAAACCCAGCGCAACCCCCGAACTATTACCAAAATTCTGTGGATCTGGATCTATACCTTGCCCTTGTTCAAAGATACATTTGCGAGTTATTGCAAGCAGCTTATCCCTAGCCTCTACCGGTAATTCAATCGTAAGGGTGGAAACTCCTGATTTATCGTCAGAGCCTCCACTCTCAACCTGGATTGTCTTATAGTCTTTCAAATCCCTCAAAAACTGCCCAAGATCTGTGCCGCCGTAATTTGTAAGCACGAATATAACTTCTTGGATATCCTCCAGATCATTAACAAAACCGCTGAATACCTTACAGTAGGTATCAATCAGTGGCTTTGTATTTACCAGATCGTTTGTATCTATATTGTTGTTGTAAAACGGGAAGAATGGCACCTCTCCCATACCGTGATTGTATGTTTCTGACATATCACAAAGCTGTGGGTCTATAACAAACATCTGGTATGGTGTTAGTAGGCTAATGTCATCGCCTGTCTTTAACCTGTATGCATTACACTCTGTATCATTCCAATATTCATAGACAGTGTACACAACGCCAGTGTTTTCATCAGTATCCTGATAAACTCTAAATGCACCCAGCAGTTCCTTTTCTAAACTCGAACCCCATACCGGCATGATTTGTTCAGATGGTACTACCGCATATTTCAATATACCTTTGTTGTCCTTCCAAAGATGTAACCACCCTACTGTACAGTTAGAAGCATCAATACACAGGTCTTTACATACTTTAGGATATTTGTCACCAAGGAATCCGGTCAGTTTTTTGTTTGCGGCCTTATTTCCCAAATCAAATAATGGTGGTGCCGTGAACATATAGGCGGCTTTTTGATTAACAAGGAGACCGTGGAAATTAAAAGGTATTCGGTTGTCAGCATTCCTTAATGGATTTTCCTCCTGGTCACGTTCGTTTTTCGGTTTGTCAAACAAGATATCAGTCTTATTCCTATAGTAGTTGCGCGCTTTTTTAGCTTGCATGATAAACTCAGATTGTCCCGGCTGATATTTCTTGATTAGCCTTTTTATAACATCTATATCCATGTGTTTCACCTCACTTTAATACTTTCAGTCCGCCGCCCTTAAGGTCTGACACCTCATAATCATCAAGCCCGTACCATATAGCTGATAAGGTATGAGGGTCTATGTTGAATTCGTCCTCTATGATTTCGCCATCCTTATCAACAGCAAATGTAAGATCCTGCAACTCATCAATAATGTGCTGACATTTATCTGAGCATACAATGTGTATAAAACGTTTCACCTTTTTAGTGTACACTTCGCGTGATCCCTGAAACTTTTTGCATGGTTTAATACGGAATCCCTGCTGTTTATAGTACCTTATTGCTTTAGGCTCCGCACAATCTGCTTTTATCAGTACACCTATCCATTTTGCGAGATCAGCTGCTATCTCAGGGTCCGTCTTATCCCTGGAATAATACTCATCATACAGGTACAAGATTTTGTTATCATGATCTATCATCATACGCACTACAGCATTATAAGAAGTTACAAAACCGAAGTCCATACCGTTCTTTTCAACAGGGTTCCGGATCAGTTTAATAAGTGTTTTAACCTCATCATCTGGTTTAACAACGAACTGAGGAAATACCAACCTCCCATTGACACCAAATCTCCCCTTTCTAGCAATACGATATAGGTCAGGATCATGCTGTTGTAATTCGTCCAACTGTTCCACATATTCCTGCGGCACAAAATAATTATCATCTACAGTGCTGTGGTGGTAATACGTGTTGCCTATCACAACAATTCTTCTGGTATATAATTCCTCATCGTTCAGGATCTTGTACCCTGTTGATTTATCTTGAAAGAAATGCTTATACACCCAGTTGCTCTTGCTGACTGGATTTGTGGAAAGTATAATATGGTTGCTCAATTCTGGGTGACGCAAACGCCCAAGAATCTCTTTAAAACCAGCATACTTCACTTCAGAACATTCCTCGATCCAGACGATTGAAACACCGTTTAGGGATTTCAGCTTGGCCGGCTTATCCATACCTTTGAAGATAATCTTACTACCATTGCTAAAACGTACTTGCATTGGGGAAGTCGTAAAGGTGATGTAATCGCTCACTCCCATGGCTTCCGACACTTCCATCAGAAGGTCAAAGCAGGAATCCCGAATTGTATCAAATACCTCTCGAACCACCAGAACCTTACGCTTTTCCTCCAGAAGCTTTTTTATCAACTTTACGGCCACATGGTAACTCTTTGAGCTGCCATATCCGCCAACGGTCAAATATATCTTGTAATTCCAATCGTCTACAAAATCAAAAAAATGATCATTCAGAGTGAAATCTACATTTTTTACATCACTCATGACGATCACTCGCTTTTCTAAAGGTTATCCGGATCGGCTTATCCGTCTTGTCCTCTACCTTGGATTTTAAGGTTGCAATCCGGGCTTTCTGTTCTTCCGTAGCCAGCTCCCAATCTTTATGCAACAACTCATCATATTGCTTGATCAGAGACCGTAGTTCTGACTGAGCCCGGGCCTGGGCCTGCATGAAATTTGCCTGCTTATCCCAGGCTTGCTGAACCTCCCACTTTTCACCGCTTACCTTGCCGATCTGCTCGGATACCCTTTCAATGGTCTTATCCTCTCGATTCCGGACATACATGATCTGCTGAGCTCGGATAATGGCAGCGTAGGCAATCTGTATCTGATCCCACAGGATATCCAGGGGATTTACGGTCATGCTGTTTACAATCTCCAGGGTCTCCGCAGGAAGATACTTAGAAAACAGGCCATGTTTCTCTGCATTCTTATTTCCGGCCGGTGCTCCATGGCCCGTAGCATTTTGGTTTCCAGGTTGCCCTCCCTTTTGTGTGCACACCTTTTCATTTTTTGTGTGCACACCTTTTTGACTATCCTTTACCCACTTGTACCTGGTCTTCCATGATTTCACGGTGTTAATGGTGACACCATACTTTTCAGCAATTTCCCTGTACTTCAATCCTGCCTGATAGTCAATCAGGGCAAGTTCGTTATTTGGTGCTCTGGCCCCACTCATCATCACCACCTCTCAATCGTTTTTATTGTAAAGAAAAAGCACCCGCTACGACTAACGGATGCCTTCTTCGTTACTTATTTTGTTCATCAATAAATGATCTCATCATCTTGCTGATCTGCCCTGCCTGACTGACTCCTGCCTTGTCACAGGCTTCCGCAAACTGCTCTGTCAACTCCTGCTTTAACTTGTATGACTTACTTATAAGCCCTGCCTTTGCATTCCATTTGTCTTGTGGCCTAATTTTCTTTTCTTCCATAGCTATCCCTCCACATGCAATATAAACCTTTTGCCAGTTTTGCACATGCCAGCGCAATGAAGAAAATACCTAGAAATCTTAAACTTTCAGCCATATTGATTTTATACAGATGAGTGTGTTATAATAAGTTATAGAGAAGGGCTTTCGCCCCTCTCCGCTACTTGAGTAGCTTTGATATGAATAGAAGGATTATTCCTACTATTAAGTCCGTTAGCACTCCGACCAGCCAAGTCTTGAGTTTGCTATCGGGCTTTTTCTTTCGGCTTCTACCTCTCATCTGTATCTCACCTCCTTATGTATATATTATATCATACGGTGTACCGTATGTCAACAACTATCCACAAGAAGTTTTTATTTTGTTGCCTTTTCTCATTCGTTTGTTTTGGGTAAAGAAAAAGAGACGGGGTTGAGCGTCCCGTGAAAAAAAGAGGCACCACACGGGCGCCTCTTTTCAAATCTTATAAGAGTCTACGAAAAAACTATTATACTTACAAAACTTTGATAAAACACTAATAAAATCTCTACTTTTTATAATCTAATTAAACGTCTGTATCAAATATACTACATATTGCAGTAATTTGCAAGCCTAAATTTTAAGCCAATCAGCATCTGGCTTAACAATACGTCTTGAATTTACATATGCCCATCCAATCGTCAAAACCGTCTTTCCAATATAATTGTGATTTGTTTTATCCACCACCAGCGCTAAGTCAGCAACATTGTTGTTTCCTTTTAAAAACAAAGGTAATAATAATTGAATTTTAGATTCACCGGTACCCTTATCAGTAAAATATTGAGGAATGGCCAATTTGTAATTTCTTTTTAACTTTTCTTTTATTGTTGCTGTCGCATTCATAAGTAATGCTTTTATCAAATGTTTATCGTTATAGCCTATATCTACAAATCTTTCGTAATTATCATCTATTATATGATCATAGTCCAATATTAATTCCAATTTACGATCAAAAATGAAATCAGAGGGATTGGTAAAATAATCCGCTACATCAGGGAGCTTTGAAAAGCATTTCATCCTGCTTTCCACACCTTGACAAAAACCTATAAAATACCACTTCTGATCAGGCTTAGCGACCTTACTTGTACAAGTTGCAAAAAAAGCAAAAACATCGTTTCCATTCAGAGTTTGCAAACCTGTGTTGAAACACATATTATTGCCATCAGAGGAAATCTCTATCTTTCCTTCTTCTTTTACTTGATCGTATGTATATAAAATATAATTTTTTAAAATGAAATTCTCTTTATAACTTCCCTCCGTTTCAGAATACCCCCACTCTTCTGGTTGCACAGTGTTTGCTAAGTAATTAATCTTTTTCTGATAAGACTCCGGATTTCCCATATATGCATCTTTATATAGATATCCCTCTGGCGAATATTCCTTCTCCACGACTTTTTATTCCCCCTATATCATTTTTTTCATTATACACCAAAAATCACCAAAAGAAAACACCCATCGACCAAATTTCGACAGGTGTTTCAAAAAGGAGGGAGACACCGGGTGAGCGCCTCCTCCTAATATTGTTCTTCTATTTAAAAATGGTATATACAACTAACGATAAAAAAACTAAACACATAGCGACATCGATTAATGTTATAATTAATGCGCCTATAAATATACAGAATAATACATCAGAAACAAGATTATTTATAATAACTGGAATAAATACTGAAATAGCTATTAACAAGGTAAAACAGGTTAGAATATATGTGTATAAAACAGTTTTAAAGTGACCGGTTCTTTTTATCTCTTCAGTCAGCTTACTTCCCGTAAATGCAACCAATATTGAAACTACCGTAATTATAAATCCCAATAGCGTCCCCCATATATCAATAACTACTTTAACTGATTCTATGAAATTATGAGGATTGTAAATTTCTGCATTTTGCGGTGCATTCTTAATTACTATATATGGAATAAGCAATCCAATTACAAGAGGAAAAAGAGTAATAAAAATTCGGCGAGCAAAATGTCTTTGTACAATCTTCATCTTAATCCCCTCCTTGCTTTCTTCTTCATTACATACCAAAGACCGAATTATAATAATTAACTATTGTTGCATACATTTCATTTGAATCAATGACTTTACTATCTGTTACTGCAAAAACTTTTTTACAAATTAGCTTATCACTTAAAAGATCTATGCAATCTTTGTAAGCACCTTGACTAACTTTGAAATTTTTAATATCCTCTCTATTTTCATTAACGATATTTTTGATTTCCTCAATAGAAACTGGTAATTTAAAGCCTTCTTTCTTTTGAGTAATTCTTCTCTTAATTACCACTTCATAAGTGTCAAAATCGTCAATATTATTAAAGAATGCTCCAAATATTCCCATTTGATCTCTCAATAATACTTTCATTTCATCTGTATTTCTAACCCCTAATTCAAACAAACTATATCCTCTATTTTCAGTCAATCGCTCAAAAACATCATTCCTCATTTTACCGCTACACGTTATCATAGTAATTTCAGGAAAAACTTTTGGAATGTAAGTTACTACAGAACTGGGGCGTGCACCATTGAAATTAAATTCTGCACCCATAATCATTTTATCTGGAAATAATACACAATGAGTAATTTCCGCTACTTTAAAATTTCCTTTGACTTCAGACACCATGTTGCTAAGCTTACCATTTTTTTCAATATACGGTAAAGCATTAGACCTACAGAGCACAATTCTAAATTTTATATTTCCCTTATTTGGAATATCGTCTACGATAATATAAATATTATCCCCTACTAAAGTATGAAATGCAATCTCTTTTAAAATTTGTAGTCTTTCAGTATCGTTTTTACATGCTTCTATTTTTTCATTTACTTTCTTTATATGCTGAAATGCTTTTTTTATTACAATTTCTTGCTCAGCTTCAGTTACACCATTTTTTAAGTTTTCTTCCGTAAAGGCTGTAAAATCATAGTAATAGATTTTTCTATCTATACCTTCATCTTTTTGCATACTCAATTCTCCCCGTTCGACATTTTTCTTTATTATATCACAAGTCTACTGGGAATATATTCCAAAAAACAAGAGCGTGTTTTGTATAATCAGTATAGAACAAATGTTCGAATATGTAAAATTAGAAAATATTATAAAAGGCCCCTAGCTATAAGCTAAGAGCCTTAGGCGCCCGGAAAATGTCTTGGGAGAGTATGAACCGGGTTAATCAGTCACCGGGCTGTTACACCCGGCAACCGTAGGGGGATTACCTAAATGAAGGTATGCAAGGCTTTTTCGTCTGGCTCCTGCATAGTATCATGCTAACATATTTTATTCCAACACGAACCAACAATTCTAAATTTCTCCAAAAAATCTTTTATTCCTCTGCCAGCAGCTATCCTCCGTAAACTTTACCCTCCGCTTTGGAAACATGCGATTCATGGACTGCGCCACCTTCCACCAGGGAAGTCCGTCTATGTAATACAGCCTGAACATAGTCCTTACTTCGCTTTTGGGGATAGATTCAATATATTCCTCTGCCTGCGTCATAAGTTCCAGCAACTCCGTCTCCTTGATATCCAGTACTTTCTGTAGTCTTTCAATAGCTGCCTTTTTCCGGTAATGTTCCGGTGTCGGATACCCTGTGATTCTGATGCTGCCATAAGTTCCATCAGATCTGGTTCCTTTCACAGAATCCGAAACGATACCCAGGTTTCTGATCTGCTTTTCAAGCTGCTCCTTTCGTCTGCGAATGTCCTTGATTTCCTCTCTCATCTCACAATACTGGACCAGTATTTCTTTGTCCAAATCCTGTCACCTCCTTGCTGTCAATATCTTCTCTACTACCTCGTCCCATTCCTTGGCCCATCTCATAGCCGCCGCAGTCTTTTCATTTGCCAGCCCTATCTCCTGGAAGGTATACTGGTCTTTATAGATCAGTCCGTCTCTTGCGTAATTGCAAATAACGCCCGAGGCTGTCCCTAACTTCTTTGCAAGTTCCCTGGCTGTCCCTGAATCTATCGGTATGCCATGGCTACAAACGGAATATATCTTCTTTGGTTTCATGATCCACCTCCACCGATACAATTCTCACCCGTTCCCGGGGAATGTCTATGTATTCACCGTTGTCTAGCAGGATCCCGATCAGGCCATCGTTGCTACCGATCACAGTCCCGAACTTCCTACTGGGATAAACCTGAACAGTGAATTTCTGTTTTTCTTCAAACTTCATGCTGCACCTTCTTCTTTGCAGGAGGCTTCCTGCGCTTCGGGTCCGGACACAGGCTTGTGAATAAATAGGCCGGCTCTCTTGCGCTGATTGTATCGGCTTTAGGTCCATTAAGTATGTAATACTGCTTCGCAGCCCTTGCGTGTTCCGTTGAAAGAATGGCCGCATGTTCATCTTTACTACTCAATTTATCACCTTCCTTGTGGAAATATTAGTTTACCGGCCTAACTCTATATCAGCTATTGCCTGGAATATCGGGTAGAACTGTGCCGGCACTACTGCATTTCCGAGACATTTAATTCTGTCCAGCCCTTCGGAAATCCCATCATCATTTCGTAATACTCCGCTGATTGGTTTGCGGTGTATCCCTGGTACATAAGGTAATGGATCGTTTTTTTTGCGTGCCCTTTCATTTCGTGTTTGTATAATGATGTTTGCATGTCCGTCTTTTTCACCTTTGTCCACGCTATTGCATCTGAAGCTTGTGGCGTGGGCAATAATTCCAATCCGCTTTCTGGAGTGAACTGCTCCGACATCGGAAGCTCTGTAACAACACCATCCAACATCATACCCCAGGCTGGCAAAATCTCTGAGTATTCCTCGAAAGAACCGTCCAGATTCGCTTGATAAGAGTCCCCATACATTTTCAGCCACAACCCACTGGGGCTTAATTTCATTAATGACGCGCCTGTACTCCGGCCATAAGTCACGTTCATCACCAGACGCTTTACGCAGCCCATTAACCGAATGTGGCTGGCACGGGAAGCCACCCGAAATGACCGTGAGTTCTCCCGGCTTGATTCCGGTTCTTCGAATAAAGTCATCTGCGTGTAGTTCATGTATATCTCTCCACCTTTCTACATCGGGCCAGTGCTTTTCTAATACCTTTGTCGGGTATTCAGCCCATTCACACTGTCCTACACTTTTAAACCCAGCCCACTCAGCTGCCAGATCAAGTCCCCCTATGCCAGAGAAAAGCGATAAGTGAGTGAGCTGTTTATTCTCTGTGCAATCGGTCATTTCCATCTGACCGTCACATTTATAATTGTCAAATACTTCAAATCCCATTTTTGAAAGGAGCCAGGTACCTTTTCGTCCGGACGGCTCCGGCCTCCTTTCTTAATGAATCAAATATCAGTTTTATTGGATAACGTTCAGTTCATCATCTACCTTAAATAGTCTTTTACCACAGTCAGCACATAAAGCGTATTTTCCGGTATTCTTATAATATAAGTAATCATGAAGTGATGAACTTTCAATTTCTCCATTCTCTAAATCCACAAGGTATTCACCGTATCCGTGAATATGTTGCCTTATTTTTATTGTTCCTCCACCACAATGAGGGCATTGATTTATAGGAAATGAATATTTATTATTTTGCACACTGGATACCTCCTTCTGAAAATCTAAATTTACCGGGCCAGCTTACAAAACTTAGGTATTACCTTGTAGGCCGTTTCCCATGCCAGGACAGATATATCTTTAAAACTTTCTGCTCTGGCCACCTGTTCCCATACTGCCCTTTCAATATCGTTCATTGATTCAAAGGCTTTATCAATATTACTCTGTTTTACGGCTGTAAGCTGCCGTTTCTGCCATCTTCTAAGTTGCTGATCTAATTCAATCTGTTCCTGCACTGTATAAGCCATTCCTACCTCACAATTCTAAATATTAGTCATTCGCAACTTCCTAATTTCTTCGGCATTTAGTTCCCTTTTCAAATCTCTAACAATTTCTCTAAGATGTTCTGCATTCCTGGCGTTTAAGCATCTTTCAGAGTAAGTCTTTAACAATCCAGCTACGTCAAGATTATTCATAGTTCATTACCTTTCTCCGGGATCGTTTCAAAATAAAATTGAACTGGCTTTTCGATTTCCTGGATAATGCCGTATTTTTTAGAGATGCGGTAAATAAATTCCTTCTCCAAGCGTTCCGGAATAGTCTTTACGTGTTCTCTAAACTCTTCTAATGGCAAGGTGCTTTTGTAAAAATTACACGCCCTGCACGCTGGCATATAATTGCTTATATCATCAGCTCCACCGTACCAGTATAAAGACTCTACATGATCTACTTGCATTTCACTAATCTCCATGTCACTGCCACAATAGGCGCAATGCCCATTATACTTTTCATAGACCTTTATTCGAATCTTTTTAGGAATTGCTTTTCTCTTTACTTCGGTATTCCCCATGATTCTCCTTTCTCCTGGTGCTCCGGAAAATCCTAATTTACTGGTTCAAAATACTGTTTCAAATCGGATTCTGTAATCTCAATCCAACCAAGTTCATCCGATCCTTTAAGGCAGTCAAGGTGTACTTCGCCGCCAATCAAGTTACTTTCATCGTCCTGTAACCACGTTGATCCGATTGGTACACAATCATACTCTCCAGTAGGGAAACATTCTTCACCGTACTTTTCAAGCCACATTTCCTTGATGCATTTATATTCCATAATACTTACTGCCTCTCTTTCTCCCTCCGGCCCCGGTCCTGCCAGTCAGGCCGGAAGGTTATGTAATGCCGGACACGCCGGACGCATTACCCATCAATCAACAAGAATCTCCTTCACTTTTCGCAACTGCTCCAAAGTATATTTCCTGCATTTGATCCATGTTATATTGCTTAGCCATTTTGAAAGCTTACTTTGTTCAATGTAATTATTTGCATCTGTTCTTGAAGGGCATAGGTAAGTTATTTCGCCATAATCAGTATTTTGAACCAGTCCGTAACAAAACCTTTCCTCATGCTCATATCTGTTTCCATTATCAATGGTCACATATTTGCGCCCCACTGCTTTTACCTTTGCTTCTCTGATCTCTGGTTCACAGTTCCTACCCTCATACATATTGATAATAAAAACTTTTTGACCTACATCAAAATCTTTTACTGTCATTTTGTTTCCTCCGTCAAACTTTGGTTTTATGGCCTGCAGGCCCTGTCAGCCATTCAAGAGCACCCATCATACAAGTTTCCCCGTCTCCAACCTCATTTCCATCTTCATCGAATTTACATTGTCCAGTGTGGTTATATTTACACATGGGGCAAATGGCGGACCACTCTCCACTGACAATCAATTCAGCCAGTTCCCTATCAGTCATTGATCTGATTTTCTCAGCGTTTGTCATTCCAGCTTTCTTTTCTTCATGTTCCAAATAAAAGAGCTTTGCTAGTGCATAAGAAATGCGGCTTCTCTTTCCTGGATTGCGATTGTATACCGTCTGATTCCCACAAACCCTGAAATGATCTGGTCCATACGCCTCTGTTAATCTTTCCATGTCTCTCCTTCCTCCGGTAAACCCGCGTTTCCTTGTTGATCTATAATTTTCATTCTCTTCTCCACATTCTCTGCCCTAACTCCGCTATCATTTCCGCCACCAGCTGCTCCATGAATGGATACTTCTTCATCAGGACCACGGCCCAGGTGTTCATGCGCTCCCATTCGTCTGATCCTCGAGGAAGAATCTTTCCCCGGTAATTGAGCCAAAACTTGTTATACACCTCTTCAAAGGCTTTCTGTACTTCTTGATCCGTCATAAGCTTTCCACCTTTACATAAATCCCAGGCAGATCAGCCCAGTACTTTTCAATCACTTCGGATGCTACCTGCGCATCATCTTTCCAGAAATGCAGCTCTGTCATAACGTCCTTAAGAAGCTTTACCAGATTGTCTGTGTCAGGCTTGCTGGTCTTATACTCCCCGTTCTTATGTTTGCCAGTAACAGGGAAGCACCACCACGTTGTCAACCTCACCGGACCCACAAACCTTTTTTCCGGGACGTGCTGCCCCAAGTGCGCCGATAGCTTCGCCCTGGCTGCTTTTAGCTCATCCGGTTCATAAAAGACCGGCTTCCCATTTACCACATGCACCTGCTTTTCCTGGTGAGTCACGGTAGGGACCTTTTTCATGACTATAAAAAAATCTATTACCATTCACTTCACCTCTCTAAAATTTTAATGTACGAAATCTTCTTGTGAAAAGTTTTATTTGTCAAAGGACAGGGGAAGGAAGGAGGGTGGGCAGCGCTTAAGCCCACCTTTCTTTCCCCCTTTGACCGTCAGGGAAAATAGCCTTATATATATACGTAGTATATATAGCATTTCCCTTCCCTGGAAAATCTCGGTGTTTTCCCGACTTTTTCCCTGCGAGGGAAATGCTCGGCATTCTTCGAGTTTTTCACTTTTAGGGGGAAAGGGGAAATGTTCGACTTTTTCACAATTAGGGGAACTGTTTCCCTTCGACTTTTTCCCTTACTTTCTACCCACATAACCTTCATCAATCCAGAAACCACCATGCTCTTTAATACGATTCCGGACTGTTTTTTCTGTCGTTCCCATGCCCTCTGCAAGATCTTTGATTGTTACTTTCCCGTCTTCATTAAAGCTTTTTAAGGACTCATATTGTGTTTCCAGACTCTCCTTACGCTCCTTTTTGGACTCTTCTGGGGACTTCTTTTTACTGAAATTTTTCTTCCAGGAAGGAGCATCTGCTTCTGGCTGAATATCTCCTAAGACTCCGGACTGATCCAGAGTGTGAACCGGATAATTAAACCATAGATTCACCGGATCAAACTTTGAAAACTCTCTGAGCGTCCCTTCAATACGCCATGCGGTCATACCCTTTACCCTGGACTTGGCCGCTTCTATATTGCGTTCCAGGGCTGCCATTTGCCATTTATCCAACTTCTCCTTGCAGTACTCCATCATCTGGTAGCTACTACATAAATCATCCTGGGAAAGGTCGTCCTCCCACTTAAAATGTGCATCAAGGTACTGCCTGCAGGTGTCACAGACTGCCCGGTTCTCCTGTTGCTTCATCAGTTCTTCGGTCGTTTCTAGTTCAATAAGATCAATAAGCGCATCAGGATCCCTGGCAAATACGCCGGATCCGCTGGCCCGGTCCATGGACTTCTTCCCGCCCTGGCTTCCCTTGCTGTGATGATGGCAGTAGATCACTGCCACGCCAAGCTCCGTACACACCTTATCAAACTGATTACAGAAATTAGACATCTGATCCGCGCTGTTTTCATCACCGGTAATTACTTTGTAGATCGGGTCAATGACAATGGCTATGTAATTCTTTTTCGCCGCCCTGCGTATAAGCATTGGGGCCAGCTTGTCCATAGGACGGGACTTTCCTCTTAAGTTCCAGATATCTATGTTTTTTAGGTTCTTAGGCTGCCACCCAAGTGCCTGATATACATCTTTAAAACGGTGAAGGCAGCTGGCCCGGTCAAGCTCTAAGTTCACGTACATCACTCTTCCCTGCGTACAGGCCCAATTAAGCCACTGTTTTCCCTCAGCTATAGCAATGCACATTTCTATCTGTAAAAACGATTTCCCGGCCTTGGAGGGGCCTGCAATCAGCATCTTGTGTCCTTGTCGTAACAGGCCGTCTATTAGGGTCGGTGCCAACTCCGGAAGGTTCTCCCATACATCGTCTAAGCTTTCCGGATCCGGAAGATCATCGTTGATGGACTCAATCCATTCTTTCCACTCCGTCCAGCTTTCTTTTCCTATATTGGTATCAACAATAAACTGCTTCTTATCGCCACGCATAATACCGGGCAGCCTTGATAGCCTGGAAGGATTCCGGTTTTGCTGATCAATAGCAAGTCCATTTTTCTTGCAGATATCGTAAAGATAATCCACTCGCTTCCGGTACTCGCTGTAATCTGCGGCGTCAACCCTTACAATAGCATGGAGACTCTTACCGCCGCTGTGCACCAGACAGGCAACCGGTAATTCCAATTCCCGGATAATGGCGTGCTGTTTCTCTATCTCCATGGAATCTGATTCTACCAGTGCATACTTAAAATCAGAGACATTCTCATTTTTCACGCCTTTTCCATCCAGAGGATTAAAGCGGATCCACGCTCCGCCCTCCGGATTGTAATCGCCAAGTACGCTGCCAATATCACCCTTACATTGGGACAGAAGTTCAATAAGCTGCCCCGCCGTCCGACCGTAAGATCCTTTATCTGCAGGAAGGTATTTCTCATCCTTTTTCCAGCTCTTTACTACATAGCCGACATTCTCTCCAGCCTCAAACAGGGTTTCTAAATACTTTATAAGTTCCCCGGCTGGATCCCACTGCCTGGGCTCTGTAACTTCTCTTTCCTCTACCCAGTTTTTATCAACTATAATACCTTCTGCTGAAATGGTGTCGTTCCAATCAAGGGCTGTCCCAGGATCATAGGGAGGCGTCCACCCCTGATCCCTGGCATATTGGACAATGGTTCCACCTGTCACCGGAGTACCGGCCCCGTGGAAGCCCCGCCATTTCTTTTCACATTCCCCTGCGTGATAGCGCCGGTCATTCATGCTCCAACGGTCCCACACATCAACGGAATACCCTTCATGCTGCAAAGCCATACCTACATTGATCCAGTCCTGATAGGAAAGCTCTGAGGGGTCTATATGATTAAGGACCTCCATGAGGTCGTATGTACTATCCATGTTTCAAGTCTCCTTATTCCGGTATATATTCCTGCGGATTCACGCCAGAGGGCGCTCCCCTCCAACCTGCCGCTGCGATACGGTCAATCATGTTTTTGGCAGAATCAAAGTTCCACGTTCCAACATGCTGGAATCCGTACTTTTCCAGGCAGCGGATTTGCTTTGGTGTGCTCAAATTTTCTTCCTGACGCTTGTGTAAACGATCCAGGATGAGGCTGGCCTTTCCAGCATTGTCTATCTGATCAGGGAGGATCCCACGCTTTTCAAGCTCTCTTTTCTGGCTGTCTGATGGAGGTGCCATTTCCCAACCAAAGGCTGGAACATATCCAGACAAATCCTCCGCCTGGATACTCATTTCAAATTGCAACGGATCCACCAGCTTCTTTTTACGATTTCTCATTTCCTTAAGCTGTTTTGCAAGGGCTTCCTCTCTTTGGGCGACAACATCCTCTGCAGCCTGCTTTTCTGCTTCTTCAATATCTATTGGGCATCCGGCCTTTTCGATGTTCTCAGTCATTTTCTTTGCAACTTCCTCATCCTGACAGATCAGACTTGCAGGGTGGCATAGTTCATGACGTTCTGTGTGCCAAAGAAAATCCAACAGTAGTAAGTGGTCCTTCCCCGGGAATAACCGGGTGCCACGCCCTACCATCTGGCTGTAAAGGCTACGGACCTTAGTCGGCCGCAAGACTACAATACAATCCACACTTGGACAGTCCCAGCCTTCCGTAAGAAGCATAGAGTTACAGAGTACGTTATAATCTCCCCGCTCATAGGCTGCCAGGACCTCCGCCCGGTCTTTGCTGTCCCCGTTTACCTCGGCGGCCTTAAAACCCTTTTCATTCAAAATGTCCCGGAATTTTTGGCTTGTCTTTACTAAAGGGAGGAATACAACGGTCTTCCGGTCCTTACAATGCTTTTCCATTTCGTCTGCAATCTGATACAGGTATGGATCCAGGGCCGTTGCCAGATCTCCGGATTTGAAATCCCCGGACTGGATACCAACTCCTGAAAGATCAAGCTGCAGGGGAATGGTGAGGGCTTTGATTGGGGATAAGAACCCGGCTTTAATTGCTTTAGGGAGCGTGTATTCATAGGCCAGACTGTCAAAGCATTCACCCAGGTTTCTCATATCGCCACGGTCCGGTGTGGCCGTAACCCCTAGAATGTTGGCCCCTTTGAAATAATCTAAAATCTTTTGGTAACTGTCAGATAAACAATGATGTGCTTCGTCGATAATGATGGTGTCGAAATAATCCACCGGGAATTGTTTTAGTCTCTTATCTCTCATTAGGCTCTGAACGGATCCGACTACAACCCGGAACCAACTCCCTAAGCAGGTTTCCTCTGCCTTCTCGGTAGCACACCCAAGGCCGGTGGCCTTTCCGATCTTATCGGCGGCCTGATCCAGAAGCTCCCCACGGTGAGCCAGAATCAACACCCGGTTCCCCCTGCGGACACAATCTTCTGTTACCTTGGCAAATACGATTGTCTTACCGCATCCGGTGGGGAGGACCAGAAGCGTTCGTTTGACGCCCTTGTCCCATTCTTCAAAAATAGCAGCCTTTGCCTCTGACTGATATGGTCTAAGTTCCATAGTTAAAATGTCCCTGCTTTAAATTTTTTAGGTTCATATGGAAGATACCTTTTTACATGGTTAAACTTTTTGCTTGGATCATCTCTGCCTGGAGTTACCTCGATTGTTGCTTTTCCCTTAGCTCCGGGAACTGCTGGCCAGTTCATTCTTACCTTGCCATCAACTTCCTTTTCACCAATGCAAAGGAAGAACTGTGCAATCTTCCATTGCATTTTATCGTAAAGAAGCAGACTTTCTGTTATAAGAGCAGTCCCCTCTGGAGTTTCAAATCTCAACTTCAACATTGCTTTGTTGCATTCAGGAGATCTATCTCCACCTGGATGTCTTGCGCGTTCAAAAGATTCTACTGTGAAATCATAATCTCCAGGAGGAAGGAGGACAAAGTCCCCACCCCCTTCTCCTTTTTCCACTACGTCGTCCCAACCTAATTCTTTTGCTTCATAATCTGCCATCTATTTTTCCTCCTTAATTAAACACTAAGCTGTCTTTTTCTTTCATTTCTTTAATCATGGGATATACTTGATCCCAGGCTCCTACTAACACACCAGAGATAAAGTCAGGCGGATAATCAGCAACCGCCATATCTGCGGGGAAGTATCCTCTGGCAGCCACTACATTCTGAATATCCCACTCGTCAACCTGATTATTAATCATCAAATCATGAAGGGCTTTCGGGATCCGCTCGTCAACCTTCACTTCCGGTGGATTTATAGAATCTGACTCTGTTTCCATCGGTGGAACTGCCTTCTCTTCCTTTGGAGACTCCTGAGCGCTCCTATTGTCTGTACTCCCAGTCTTTTCCTGTCTCGATTGTGAAGTGGAGGGGGGTGTGTTTTTCTTCTCCGAAATGGGATTTCCCGCATCGGAACTTTCTATAATATGGCGAATAGCTCCATACTCAAAAGGCATTTCATCAGGAAGCCCGTACCGGTTCTTTGCGTCCCAGCAGGAATGGTGGGTCGTATACATGACACGTTTGCCGCCCTGGGCCTTGTTCTTGCCCTTCTGGGCGCCCTGGCCGTCTACATTGACCACCATAGTCTTATAGTTACAGAACAGGACCATATCCGCCCATTCCTTTACCATGGGAGCCACGCCTTTGCTCAGTTTCATTTCCCAACGATCATAAGCTCCTAATTCGTCCGGCTGCTCGAACTTCCGCATTTTTGCATGGGCCGTAAGAACCACATTAATTTCGACTTTTATCACATCAGTAAGAAGGTTTAAAAGCTTCCCAAAATCCTCCTGAATGTATATGTATCCTTTTCCATAGCCAAACTCTTCAATGCTGTTCTTATGGTTCTTATCACAAACACTGGTAGTACAAAGCATTTCCGCCCAATCTGCCGTATCAATAATCAAAGTCTTACATAGTCCAGGGGTCTTGATTACTTCTGAAACCTCTTCCATAATCATGGTCCAGCTGCTGGGCTCCGGAAGTCTCGCCACATCCATATCCTTTGTACTGCCCTCAGTATCAATAAACACCGGATCCGGGAACTGTGCGGCGAATGTTGATTTACCGATCCCCTCGGGGCCATACACAACAATTTTTTTCGCCCCCGGTAATTTCCCTCTAATAATCTGCATTAAAATACTCCTTTCTTCCATTCTGTTTTCTTATCTTCCATGAGTGGGTGCTCCTGGCCCGCCACGTATCCGTCCTCAATAATGATGGAACATTCTTCCCCGGTACTTACCCGGGTTGCAATAGCCTGGAGGCCCTCTGATTCCAACCACTCTCCAAATTCCTTAAGTACTTCAAGGTCCATCTGCTCAAGCTTGTCCAGGAGAACGAAACCACACTCTGGATTTAGCTTCCTTACAATGGCGGTGGATACTTTCAGCCGATCAGATCCTGACATGTTGTCCCACTGCTGACCTTTATAAACCAGTTCTCCCTCTTTGATAGAAAGTTCCGATAGCGGAAGTTCTGCAGAATTAAGAAGCTTATTTTTAGCGTCACGGGCTTCATCAAGCTGTTTCGAAAGCTGGTCATACTGCCTTCGGTATTCTCTGGCATCGTCTTCCGCCTTCTCTTTGTCAAGGTTTGCCCGCACCTTCCGGTTAATCTCCTCAATATCAGAAATGCTTTGTTCCAGTTCTGCAGTGGACTGATCCTCCAGATCCTTCGCATCCATTCTGGCAATGGCAAGATCGGCCCGGACAGTTTCCTGTTTCTTAAGTAACTCCTGGATCTGCTCCATAAGCCTCTGGTCTTCCTGCTCCAGCTGATGAAGACGTTCCCGTTTTCTCCGGTTCTCCCCGTTCTGTGCCAGGATATCCTGCTGTTTCTTGATGAGCTCTGACGCAGATACAAGTTCCGCTGGTGCATCATTATAATAAGGCTGCTCTTTTGCGTACTTCTCTTTCTGGTCCGCAATACGACCAATAGCAAGCCGCTCATTGTAATGCTCCTGCTCTTCCTTTTCCAGTGTCACCAGCTTGTCCCCTACCCCGATAATCTTAAGAAGAATCTGAGCCTTTTCCTTTGAGGTTGATTCCATGAACCTTGGAAGGTTAAGGGCGAACTGCTCTACAAAGTCATTCAGGAGCTGCTGGCCTCCCTTCTCTCCGTTCGGATCCGTGACCTTAAGTGCGCTGTTCTTTCCCTTCCGTTCCACCACAAGACCGTTACTCATAGTAATTCGGAGGTTCGGAGGGATCACGGACTGGTCCCGCTGGGCTTGTGAAGGCCGAAACTTGTCCCCACCCAGCACCCAGGCAATGGAATCCAGGACTGAAGTCTTTCCCTGATTGTTCCTACCTCCGATGATCGTCAGGCCGTTGGCCGATGGCTCGATCTTTACGGCCTTAATTCTTTTTACGTTTTCAATCTCTAACTGATTGATTTTCATAGACATTGTTGCAATCCTCCTATAAATCCCTTATAATAAGGGTGAAAAGTTATTATCAGTTATTTGGATTCCCTGGGAGTTGCAGCTCCTGGGGTTTCTGCTTTTTCATAGCCGATAATATGGCCATCATTAATCAGCAACGGCTTAAATGATTTACTTTCAACCGCATCCGCCAGCATTTCGAGCGGCATGTCCTCTAACTCTTCCAATATCCATTTTGCAAGTTCCATTAATCATCACCTCCTCTCACAACACTTCCAGCGCACCCACTGCCATAAACATCAAGGCCATTGCACCGAGGAAGATCACTGCCGGCATAACCCGTTTTGTAAACTCCATCAGCTTAGATGGACGGGTGTCGGTGTAATCGCCTAAGTTGTCATAGTACTTCATACGTACTCCTTTCCCCTTACGATTTGCAGAATTTCCTGATCGCTTAATCCAAGTGTGGATACCAATCCCCATAGATCGCCAAGCCGTAAAGTTTCTGGATACTGCCAGCGGTATTTCAACGTTCGCTCAGGCGTACTCAAGCGGCGTGCAACTTCTGGGTTTCTGATTTGTTTGAGCTCCATTCGTTTTTTAATTGTCACACGTGCAATTAATTTCTTCTGCTCAAAATCTGATAATTTCAGCTTTGGCATATTTTTCTCCTTTCAATGCATTCACTTCACTGTGCGTCGTGATTCTTCAAATACCGATATGTCACTTTCACTAATCCTGTAATCTCTGCCTATTTTTAAGGCTGGCAGCTTCTTTTTTCGGATCCAATCCCAAATAGTAATAACTTGTACACCGTATCGCTCTGCTACCTCTGCGCAAGAATACATTTTAGACATAAAATACCTCCTTTCATTAAATAATACTTGCGTATAGCTCGGTTTAGTGATATACTTGTTTTGCTGAACGAGTTACATCATTTTTACGAACTAATTTTTGTGGAATTACTATTTTTAGCTTATTTTTACGAGCTATAGCCATACTATAGCACGTCAAACAGAGCTAGTCAATAGTTTATTTCGTTTTGCCTAAAATAATTTTCTTGTGAGGTCATTATGTACGAAATATTTGAAATGCTCTGCGACAAAAACGGTATTACACCTTATAAATTTTGTAAGGATACAGGAACGCGTACCTCTACAATTAGTACATGGAAAAAGAAAAAATCTTTAGCAAGTTCAAAGTTAGCACAAAAAATATGCGATTACTTTGGAGTTACAATGGATTATTTAATGACCGGAGTAGAACCTGAAGAAATTAAGAAACCAGAATTGATACCTGTTCAAGAACTTGATGTTGCGAAGAAGATCGCTGGAATCATTGGAGATATTAATGATAAGGGAACAAGCCCCCTTTACTTCAATGGGAAAAAGCTTGACAAAAAGTCGATGGCAATACTTGCCCAAGCTCTTGAGAGTGCAATGAAACAAGTTGAGATCATGAGAGAAAAAGACGAAAAATAAGAAATAAAACAAATAAAAAACCGCCCCAGTGCTAACTGGAACGGATTTTAAATATCATACCGGACAAAGGCCCGATACAACGTATTCACAGACTTATTGTATCACTAATGCGCCGATCTGTCAAAGGTATGGCGTATTTTTTGTACCTTAAAATAAGTCAACTGAAAGGAAATTTTAAAATGCCAACTGCAAAAAAGTTACCATCTGGATCATGGCGTGTACAAGTTTATAGCCATACAGAAACCAAAATACAACCTGACGGAACTTCCAAGAACAAAAGGATTTATAAATCGTTTACCAATGACGACCCAACAACAAAGGGAAAGCGTCAAGCTGAAAAAGACGCATCTGCCTGGGCCGCAAATAAAGAATTATCGTCAAAAAGTTATAATAAGTCAATAGGAACTATGTTAGATGACTATTGTACTGCAAAAAGCAATGTACTATCTCCCACAACTATAAATGGGTATAGGTCTATAAAGCGTTTTATGATGAGCAGCATAGTTGACCAAAAGGCCGACCTCATTAACAATGATAAGATTCAACAGTGGATAAATGAAATATCTATAGAGCGATCTCCTAAAACTGTTAGAAACGCATACGGTTTGTTAGTGGCAGCTTTTGACTTGTATTATCCAGAAAAACGGATAAAAGTAAAATTGCCGCAGAAAATAAAAAGTAACACTTATACCCCATCTGATAATGATATAAAAATTCTTATGGATTACTTTAAGCGCGATAAAGAAATGCTGAAAGCAGTGTGCCTTGCAGCTTTTGGAACCCTTCGTCGTTCAGAAATTTGCGCCCTTACATCAGAAGATGTTACAGGAAATACTATTTCAGTAAACAAAGCAATGGTTAGGGTTTCCAGAGGTGAATGGACTATTAAAACAACTAAGACAGTTTCCAGTACCAGGGAAATAATAATGCCACAATTTGTCATAAATATGCTACCACATACAGGAAAACTTGTTGATGTTGGAGCTCCTGACAATATATCAAACCGATTTGCAAGAGCTATAAAAAAACTTAAGTTGGAAAACATCCGTTTTCATGATTTAAGACATTATGCTGCATCTATTATGCACGCACTTAACGTTCCGGATCAGTATATTATGCAACGTGGTGGTTGGTCATCAGATAAAACTCTAAAACAAGTATATCGTGGTACTATTAATGATTTTGAACAAAAATATTTAGATGTAACATTAAACCATTTCGAAACAATGCAACACGAATTACAACACAAAAATAAAAAAGCCTAG